AATCCAAGTCAACATGCATCTCAAGGATCGTGTACACTTCGTCCGAGTAAGTGCGAGACGTGCCTTGAAGCTCGTCTACCTTCTCGCGGACCTCGTCCTCTTGGTTGTACTTGCTTAACTCTACGTCACGGTAGAATCCAGCTAACTGCATCTTGCGGATGTCGTTGCCGTCCATGCGTAGAACGTGCGTAACACGCGAAGCGGTAGCCAAATCAGACGCAGCATACGGCACAACCAAATCTTGCGCCGGAACGAACTTAGAAACCGCCCGCTGTTTAGATTCGTCAAAGTAAACTTTCTTAAACGTAGACCCCGAAAGCGGTAAATAGAACAGAAGCTGATCCATATCAGGGTCGAACTCTTCCATAACTTCCATGATCTGGTAGTTCATGAAGTCTTTTACACGAGCCGCCTGCTCTTCACGGGCCACGTCCTGCAAACCCAAGACCTGAGTCTTGACTGGGCCACCCGATGGCAGCAACTCTTTGTACGCCTGTGCTTGGAACTGAGTGACACTCTCGGCAATCAACGGGTGAGTTACCCCCGATGCCCCCTGGAACGGCTGTGTGCGCTCGTCGTACTTAACGCCAAGCTGGTCTAAGCCTTGTGTGTATGTCTCTTCCCACTCCGAACGAGACTCCATATCGTCTTCGTATGATGCGCGTAGGTCTGAGGATATCTCCCCAAGATACCCGTCGTCCAAATATTCGGCTAAGTTAGCGTTGTGAGGAATCTGCTCCTCCGCTTCTTCGCCCTGCATAGCCTCAACTAAGGCTTGGATAATCGCGCCGCCTTGACCGTCCTCGGTAATCTCCGCTCCGCCTGCGAAATCTTCTACTTGCGGGACCGAAACATCAACAGAGGCCTCTGTAGGGGCCATATCTTCGGAGGATATTCCAGAATCTAAAAGTGGTGGCAAAGCCATTAGTAATACTCCCGCTTGCGGCGATACTCGTTTTCGTCGTCGCCCTCACCGTGAAGCGATATAAACCCGCCTTGGCGAAAACGCATTAGTGCTAAAGTCATGCTATCACAAAAATCATCGTGGTCGCCATTGGGAAATGACACAACTTCTTCGATGACCTCGTCCGCAAACTTCTTATCACTTGGGGCCCAGACTACACCAGCCTCGAACAATGGCGCAACCATGTGCATTCTGGTCACTTTATCACGTCCTTTGCCCGGTGAGAAGCCCAGCGCAGGAATCCCGCGGAGCCGCAACTCGTCAATAAGCGGTGTACCCGTCGCTTTTGCTTCGACCAGCACCATATCCGGCTCCCAATACTCATGTTCCTCAAACGCTTTTTCCTTCAATTCAGGAAAGTTCCACCGACCGCGCTGCGCATCCATCAAAATGATGTTGTCAGGCCCACCTTCCTCGGGCGTAAAGATGCCCCAGGTAGTAATCGCGCTGTAATCCGCCGTCTCTTTCTTAGAAAACGCCGTGTCATAAGACTGAAGAATGTACTTGACAGGGGGAATCTCTTCTTTCTCCCAGCCCTGCCACCAATCGCGCTTGATAATCGCAGATTCCGACGCTGTCGGCTGCTGTTGCCACTGCGCATTCCACTTTCCAACAGGCAAAGACGCCTTAATCGAAAGCAAAGCGTCCTTATCCCAGAACTCAGGCCACAAAGGCTTGTCACTCGGCAAGATTGCAGGAAATTCTACGACCTCCCACTGGTCAGACATGGTATCACTGCCCTGCTGGGCCAATAATCTGCCTGTCAAGTCTTTTTTACCCCATCGAGTCATTACCAAAATGATGGTTCCGCCCGGTTGAAGACGCTGACGAGGGCCAGAAGTGTACCATTCGTAGGCGTTGTCGAAGGCAGACTCGCTTAACGCATCTTGTTCCGAATGAGGGTCGTCAATGATAAGTAAATCTGCACCACGGCCAGTGATAGCCGCACCCACACCCGCAGCAAAGTACTCTGCACCCGCTGTAGTGCCCCACTTACCCGCGCCTTTATTGTCTTCCTTGAGATTGGTGTCCGGAAAAATCTCTTTATACGCTGGATCATCGATCAAATCCCTTACTTTACGGCCAAAACGCACCGCCAACTCAGTGTTGTGCGTAGCCTGGATGATTTTTAACTTCGGATTGCGGCCCAAAAACCACGCTGGCATCAAAAAACTTGCAAACTCCGACTTCGAATGTCGAGGTGGCATGTTAATTATCAATCGCTTGAGTTCTCCTCGCGCAACACGTTCAAGTTTTTCAGCAATTATCCGGTGATGACTGCCCTCGATGAAGTTTTCGTAGACGTGATGCGCAAACGGCATGAACTTTTCGCAGGCCTCTTCCCGCAAATCAAGCCGCTTCTTGGCCTCGGTTAAGGCCAAGATCTCTTTTAGAGCTTCCTCTGGTAGCGCCTGTAGATTCATCAGGTTCTAACCGTAGGGCGGCGACGTTCTGTACTAGATGTTGTACGAGTCTTGCGCTTCTGACCCGGTCCTTTGGTTCCGCTGGAGAGACTAGCCACACGACCCGTGTACTCTCGACCTTGGTCCCTGATAAATCTGCCGCCACGTTGGATAGAGGATCTCGCCGTTATGATCTTCTGACACATTGGGCCAGCGTCAGTCTCGATCATCGTGTAACCTTCAGGGCACTCAATCTCTTCTTCTCCATCGTCGTCAAAGCTCGTCATCGGCGGGATAAAGATGTCCGGAACGTCTGGGTCAACCTCAACTACGGGGTCTACTTCGGGGTCTACTTCGGGGTCTACTTCGACTTCTTCCTCATCATACGGGTCTACTTCGACTTCGACTTCGGTTTCGGTCTCGGTTTCGGGCTCTTCCTCTACTTCAACTTCGACTTCGGTCTCAGGCTCTTTCTCGACCTCTTTCTCGACCTCTTTCTCGACCTCTTCCTCTTTCTCGACTTCCTTCTCGACCTCTTTCTCGACCTCTTTCTCGGCCTCTTTCTCGACCTCTTTCTCGGCCTCTTTCTCGACCTCTTTCTCGACCTCTTTCTCGGCCTCTTTCTCGACCTCTTCCTCTTTCTCGACTTCTTTCTCGACTTCTTTCTCGACTTCTTTCTCGACTTCCTTCTCGACCTCTTTCTCGACCTCTTTCTCGACTTCTTCCTCTTTCTCGACTTCCTTCTCGACTTCCTTCTCGACTTCCTTCTCGGCCTCTTTCTCGACTTCCTTCTCGACTTCCTTCTCGACCTCGTTTTCTTGATTGACCAGAACCTCTGCGCTGCCGTCCTTGTTTAAGGTGACTGCGGATTCAGCTAGAGATGTATTGTACGCGGCTTCCGACGCGGCTTCTGCCTCAGAGCTATTCCCTGTTTTGGTCAGTGTTTCTGTGTATGCCACTTCCCCTGCCTTGATCGCGTCCGCATTCGCAGCAGCTTGTTCGTCGGACACTTCGGTGAAGGTGTTATCTGCGCCTATTTTGTTGTCTATAACTAAGTCCGCTGCCTTGGCCGCGTCATCCGCTGCCTTGGCTTCTGCTGCCTTGGCAATAAGCTCCTCGTTCGACAATGCGCTCTTATCCGTAGTCGTGACCTCGTCAAACACCGCAATCGCGTTGGAAAGATCTTCTCCTTGATCCACAACCGTAGTCCGACCCGTCGCGTTGTTAACCAGTGTAGTTGTGCCATCGGCGTTTGGATTTACACTGATGTTACTTCCGCCGCCAATTCCCGTCGCGTTATCAATAAGGTCGGAAGGTGTCACCGTTTTTTCGTTAAGAGCAAACGTCTGACCGCCAAGAGTACCTGTATTGGCGTTGTTAACCATTGAGCTAAGTTCCTCGAAACTTAGTCCCGTCGCGTCAGCCAAGTTGTTTATCACGCTGGTCTCAATGCCACCGTCTCCGATGAACGCACCGTTTTCACTAGCAAGACTGTTAATGATCTCTTGCGCAGCCATTACGTCCATAGAAGACGTTTCGGTGAAGTTGTTGTCCGAGTTCATTTTGTTCGTAATCGCATCGTCGTAAGAACTTGGCACCGTGGATGCCGCAGACTGGCCTGCTGTCGCGCTTGTTGGAACAAAGGTGTTCGGATCAACTACCGTACCCGT